TTGTAACTATAGGCGAGGCCAGAACAAATGATTACTCTGTAAAAAATGATATTGGCTCTGAGCATATCTTTGAAGTTGATGTTTGGTCTCAATACAAAGGATCAAAAGAATGTAAGCAAATTATGGACAGAGTCCATAATATATTGCATGATAGTAATCTGAATGTTAGTGGATTCAATCTCATTAACTTGAGATTTGATTTCTCAAACATTATGCGAGATCCAGATGGAACTACTAGACATGGAGTCATGCGATTCCGGGCAATAATTTTAGGAACTAGCTAAACTTATTAGGAGAATAGTATGGCGGCACAAAAAGGAGCATTACTTGTTTTAAAGATTGGTAATGGAGGATCCCCGGAAACATTTACAACTGTTGCTGGTTTAAGATCTACATCAATCTCATTGAATGATGAGACTGTAGATGTTACCAACAAGGGAGATGGATCTGGTGGTAGTAACAAAAGAACTCTTCTTGCTGGTGCTGGTGTAAACTCAGTTTCAATATCCGGTAGTGGTGTTTTTACTGATGATGCAACAGAAACAACATTGAAGAATGCTTGGGCATCCGGATCTTTAACAAATTATCAAGTGTTCATACCAGACTTTGGAACTTACCAAGGAGCTTTTCAATTAACATCTTTAGAATATGCTGGAGAGTTTAATGGAGAAGTTACTTACTCTGTAAGTCTTGAGTCAAGTGGAACTATCGCATTTTCAACATAAGGACTGAGTATGGCTTGGGAAAATATTAAATTAAAGATCCAAGGAAAAGAGCTCTTAGCTCAGCATGAGTCTGATGAGGGCAAAATACTTATGCCTTATGTGAAAGGCTTGGGCGATAGCCTAACCATTAATGGGAAAGAACATAAGATATTGGAATCAATCCATGTTGAAATGGATGATGTTTTAAGATTAAAACTTGCAATGGCAAGTAAAGAAAAAGGAGAAAAGTCAGATGGCAAATCCGTTAAAAGGTCAGATTGAACTAGAACTTGGAAGTCAAACCTATAAGGCGAGACTTACAATGGAAGCGATAATGGGCATTGAATCTGCTCTCAATAAATCTTTGTTGAAAACTGCTCAACAGATGGCTGAGGGAGATGTAAGTGTTACTCAAATAATAAATATATTGCACCCGGCTCTCAGAGGTGGAGGTAATAATTTATCCATGAAACAAGTCATGGCTATTGTTGAGGAAGCTGGAATAGTTAAATCAACAATGGCTGTAAGCACAATATTGACCAAAACTCTACAAGTAGATGAAGAGGAGAATGCTGAAAAAAAGCCGGAAGCAGATTAACTGCTGAGGATAAGCTACCCATTGCAAGATTATTTCAGATCTGTTGTGGGATGATTGGATGGCAACCAGATAGTTTCTGGCAAAGTTCATGGATAGAAGTCCAGAATGCCATCAAAGGATTTTCTGAGTTTAATGGAGATGGGAAACCCCAACCTCTAACAAGAGATGAATTTGATGAATTAAGGGAGTTATATCCAGACTGATGCAAGGAACAGTAGTTGACAAATTAATACTTGAGTTGAGAGCTGAAACTTCTCAGCTTAGAAAAGATCTTGATGGTGTTAAAAGGCAACTTGATGGAGTCAATACTAAATCAAGAAGAGTAGGTTTATCTCTCAAAGGTATAGCAACAGCCCTAGCGGCCATTGGGGCTGCTCAAGCCCTAAGATCTGTAGTAACAACTACAAGGGCATTTGAAGATCTACAAGCAACCCTAAAAGCTCTTACTGGATCCATTGAGGGATCTGAGATTGCTTTTGGCATCATTCAAAAATTTACAGCAACAACAACATTCCAGCTCCAAGGTGTAACTCAAGCTTTCATCATCTTGCTCCAAGCTGGTATCAATCCAACAACTGATGCATTAAAAGACTTTGGTAATCTTGCCGCAGCTTTTGATAAAGACATTTCTGTTCTAGCTCAAGCAGTATTCAGAGCAATGACCGGGGAAATGGAAATGCTCAAGCAGTTCAATGTTGTTATGAGAGTTGAGGGAGACAAGTTTAAAGCTACATTCAATGGTGTTACTCAAGAGGTTGATAGGAACGGAGAAGCCATTGCTGAATATATAAGAAGTTTAGCAAGAGCAAACTTCCCAACAGCATTAGAAGATAGAGCCAATACTTTAACTGGTGCAATATCAAACCTACAAGATGCTTTTGATATGTTCCAATTCCAGATTGGTATGGAGTTCAAACCTATCTTGGTGGAGATAGCTAGAGATCTAACAGACTTTTTCCAAAAATCAGATGATGGTGCCAGGACAATAGGGCAAGTTCTAGGAGCCGCTTTCCAAGTCTTAGCATTCATTATGAAAAACATCCATGTAATTATTGGAGCTCTTAAGGGTGCATTGATGGGATTGTTTGCCGCCCAAGTCATTACTGGTATTGGTAATTTAATATCCTTAATGAACAAACTCAGAACTGCTACAAACTTGGCCGCAACTGCTGAGGCGGTTTACTTAGCAATCAAGACCAGAGGTTTGAGTCTGTTGTTTATGGGTGCCGCTATCGGGACTGCAACAGCAATGGTTAGTGATGCCATGGCAAAAGCTCAAAGGGATCTGAATGATGCAGAGGATGAGGGTATAGACATCAAAACTGCTCAGCTTAGAGAGGAGACAAGACTGGCTCAGATTATGACAAAGAATCTGAACATGACTCAGCTCCTAACAAAAGCAGAACAAGAGATGATCAAAACATCTCAAGATCTAACTTTAGTCAAAGGCAAATTAGAAAACAAACTGAATACCCTTTTTGGTTTTGATCTAACCAATAGAACCAAAGCTTTCAATAATCAATTAGATATTATGAGGAAGATCTTCCAAGATAGAAAATTATTGGAAGCTTTAAACTCAGATGCTTTTGTCAAACAAGGAATAGTTACTGAAACTCCAGCTCAAGATCTTGGATTTGTAATGGACTTTTCTGATCAAGATATGGTCAATAGAATCAATGCAAATAGAGATCTACTGAGACAAATGTTCCCAGATTTTGCTGATGTTCAAATCATTGTAAAAGAAGTAGAAGAAGCCGGGGAGATGGTGGTCAAAGGTTTCATCAGAGGTATAGATTCGGAACAAGCATCAATCATAACTGGAGAGGATAGGTTTGCTCAATTCTTAGGTTTCAAAGATGCGGCAGATATGAGAAGAACAGCAGAACATTTCTTACCAGCCGGGAATATACAAAAAGCAACTAAGCAAGTCATGGATGCTATTGATAAAGGAATTGGAGATGCTGGTTCTTTAGGTCTTTCTGATGCCGGAGAATTTGGAGCACTTGAATTTTTTACAGATCCAAAGAATTTAGATAGTCTGAGAGCATATAAAAATTTATTACAAGAACAAGGGTTACTTCCCCCCGGTCTTGGAGATGATCTTGATAGCCTTAAACTTTTTCAACAGTTCTTACAAGATATTATTGATGAGGGCACCAGGGCCGCCCATGAACTACAGCCAATGTCTGATGCAATATTAGAGATAGCTGAGGCGGCAAAAAATCCAACCATAACATTTGCAGACTTTACTGATGAGCTCTTAAACAACAGAACGGAGATGGGTAAATTGTTTGATGATATAAAACAAAAATATCCAGAAGCCTTTGCAGATCTTGATGAGTTTATACATTTTGCAAAAGAGGGTGTGAACTCTTTAAGAGATACAGTCAAAACATCATCAGAATTATTCTCTGGGGAAATGCTCCAAGCTGTAGTGTCTGCAACCAACCAATTCACAAATCAATTTGTTGATGCCTTATTGACTGGTCAAAGTGCATTAGAAAGTTTTAGATCATTTGCAAAAAACATTGTTGCTCAGATCATTTCTATATTCATTCAAATGGCTGTAGTTAATAAGATCATAAATGGGATCTTTGGATTCAAGCCGGGTATGGAGGGCTATCAGCCAGAGTTGGATGTATCAGATATATTTAACAGACAAACTGGAGGAAGAGTTCAAAGAGGTCAAGCATATATGGTTGGAGAAACTGGAGCAGAATTATTTGTTCCAGATATGAGTGGAACTGTAATGAACTCTCATAACACTAGATCTATGGGAGGTGGAGCTCCAATAGTAATCAATCAAAGTTTGAACTTTGCCACGGGTGTCCAGCAAACAGTAAGAGCAGAGATTATGAGTCTCATGCCCCAGATTACTGATGCGAGTAAGAATGCTGTTGCAGAAGCGGCAATCCGTGGTGGTTCATTTAAAAGGAGTTTAGTAGGATGAGTAGAAGAAAAGTAACAATGCCATCAACCCCAAATTTTGTATCTAGTAATTTTCAAATGATCAAAACAATAGGAGCTGGAGCTAGTATATTTACTGGCAAAGATTTTACTCAAGACTTTGGAGGATCTTACTGGTCTTTTAGTGGAGCACTACCACCAATGAACAGAACTCAAGCTAAAGAATGGCAATCATTTCTTTTAGAATGTAACGGATCTCAAAATGTTTTTGAGTTTGCTGATCCAGATGCACTTACAAATCAAGGAACTTATGATGGAACTAATCCTTTAAAAACAGAAAAGAGAATCAATTCTAGTGGTGTTACTTTGACTGCTACAAGATCTAATTCCAGAATCACATCTGGGACTGCTATATTTAATAACCTAGTCAATAATGATTTTGTTACTATCTCTGGTTTTACTAAAAATGCAAACAACGGAACTTTCAAGATTACAAATAAAGTATCTAATACTGTTATTGTTGTAGATGCTTATCTAACAGATGAGACTGGTGCTACTAATGGACAAAATGTTTTACAAAATACTCAAGGATCTACAGCTCTTTCTTTAAGAGCAGATGGTAACTCTGGTAATGGAACAATAAAGAAAGGAGATTATCTTGGGATCCGTGCATCTGATATATCAAACTCAAATATTGTTTTAGATCCAATTCAATATGTAATGGTTACAGAAGATGCAACAGAAACAGATAATGGTAACTCTGATAAAAATCATTACTCAGTAAAAATTAACCCGGCACTTAGATCAGATCTAGCAGATGCTCATAATGTGCAATTTATTAATCCAAAAGGTTTATTCAGATTAGCTGGACCTATGGTTGAATGGAATGCAGATCATGTCTCAAGATACGGAATAAGCATAAGTTGTATTGAGGTAGTCTAATGGCAACTAGGCAACTTGATCCAAAAGTTCTTGAGAGGATTGCAGAGCAACATCAGTCCGGTGTTTTCTTTTCTTTAAAAGCAACATTTGATTCTGGAACTATAAGGCTATGGTCTGGATATGAGGATATATCTTTGCCTACTGGAAATAGCAATGCCAATGAAACCTATCTTGGATCTGGTAATCTTATAACTGTTTCTACATATACAGAAAGCAGAGATCTAAAATCTGATGGTATAAATATTCAACTTGCTTATGTAACAGATGAAATCAAAACCATAGCTACTACAGAATCATTTCAGAACAGACCTATTGAATTAAGAATGGGCTACATGGATGCCGGGAGCAAAGACCAAGTTGCTGGAACATTTATTATATTCAAAGGTAGGATGACAAATCTTACAATCAATGATGATCCAACAAATCCAACAGTAGATGTTCAATGTGAAAATAGACTTGCTGATTTCAGCAGACCATCTAATTTTAGATATACCAATGAGTCTCAACATTTCTTGAGTGGTTCCTCTCCCGGTAATGTTGATGGGTTTTTTAGATTTGTAAAATCTATCCAAGACAAAGAAATCCTTTGGGGTAGAACTGCAAGTAGTGGAGGTGGTGGAGGTGGAGGTTTCTCTGATGGAACTGGCACCACAAAACCAATAATGCAAAGATGAAGAAGAAAGCTAACTGGGAAGAACTACACTTTGATTTTTTACTTAAATACAAAGATAAGAAATTTGCATGGGGCAAATGGGATTGTATTAAGTTTGTCAATGCCTACCTAAAGACTATATCCGGGACTGATGTTCTCAAAGGAGCTAAGGATCTGAAAAAGTGGGAGACTGAATCAGATGCCAAAAGATCTATCAAAGATTATGGCAAGACTTTATCTGGTGCTATCCATAGAAGAGTAACTGAAAAAGGTATGATTGAGATCCCAAAGAAAAACTTTGGATTCATTTCTAAAGGAGATCTTATTTGTTTCAAAGAAGAGACTGAATTAGCTGGGATCTCTGATGGTCATAATATTCTTGGACCTGGAGAAGATGGTATGCGAATCAAACAAATGAGCAGTTGCAATATTGTAAAAGCTTGGAGAGTCAATGGCTAAGCATATTAAAAGAGCTGTAAAAGCCGCCTTATTTGTTGCCGCTATCTTATATATGCCTTATAAGGTTTTTGAATGGATCACAATAGAAACATTTAAGACTCAAGTATTTTTAGCTTTTGTTGGATCTGCTCTACAAGGAGTTTTCTCAAAAGGAACAGATGGTGGTGTTCAAAACTTTGGCACCAAGTTTGCCAACAGATCTGCAATAGCACCAAGACAAATAATATATGGAGAGTGTAGAGTTGGTGGCACCATAGTCAACATCAGAACATCTGGAACTGATAACCATAAATTACATTTGCTTATTGCTCTAGCTGGGCATGAGTGTCAATCATTAGAAAATGTATCTATTGGAGATACTACATTGACAACATCAACATCTGGTGCATTTCAGATGGTTACAAATTCCAAATATACAAATACAGATAATGATAATGCTTTTGCAAGTGGTAGATTAATTAGATATAGATTTGTTGATGGATCTCAGACTACAGCAGATACAAGTGTCAGAACTGCAATGCCCGGCATGACAACAACTGATATTGGTAAAGATATAGCTTATGTATATGTTGAATGTATCTATGACAATGAAAAGTTTGGATCTTTCCCAAATCTTTCTTTTGTTGTTAAAGGTAAAAAGGTTTTTGATCCAAGGAATAGCTCTACTGCTTTCTCTAGTAACCCAGCTTTAATAATTAGAGATTATTTATCTAATAACATTTATGGACTCAAAGCAACCTCAGATGAGCTAAATGATACTACCAATGCTGGTGGCTTTCAGAGTGCGGCCAACACTTGTGATCAATCAGTATCTCTAAACAATGTAGGTGCTACTTCATCAAGATATACTTGCAATGGATTTACAGACATGGGTGCAAATCCTCAAGATGTAGTCCGAATGTTATTGACCTCATGTGGTGGGAAACTATCTTATGTAGATGGTAAGTTTCAGCTTTTTGTGGCTGCAGCTCAGACTCCAAGTTTGACTATTACTGATGATGATATTCTTGCTCCACCAGTTTTCTCAACGGGTAATGCAGAGTCTTTGCCTAATGCAGTCAAATCTGTATTTGTAGATTCTGCTCAAAGATACCAACCGGGAGATTGTCCAGTAGAAGAGGACTCTACATTTTTATCTGAGGATACTCCAACTGGAGAATCATCTGCAAACTATAAGTCAATGCTTGAGTTACAACTTCCATTTACAACAAATATAAAAGAAGCACAAAGATTGCAAAGGATCTTCTTAAGGCAAATGAGACAAAAGATCTCAGTCAACATTGTTACTCATTTGGCATTTATGAAAGTTCAACCCGGAGACTGGGTATATCTTACAAACTCAAGACTTGGATTTGATCAAAAGATCTTTGAAGTAGAAGAGGTTCAAGTTGTTCCTCAAGAAGCAGAGGGAGGAGTATTTTTAACTACTGAATTGATGCTTAGGGAGAATAGCAACTCTGTAACAAGCTTTACATTTAATGAATACTCTACTCCATCAGATGATGATGATCCGGGAGACTTTTACGATGATCTCGCAGATAGCCTCAAAAACAAAGTTTACGGTGACTTCGATGCAGAAGACATAGATGGTGTTGAATATGAATTACCAGCTATGTATAACTTTGGAGCTTCGCTTACAATGGGTAAACTAACTACTTCAGTTGATTACGGTATAGGATTTAATGAAAGTGGAAATAACTCCAAAAAAAGTACTCTGAATCTTGGATTGGAATATAGATTACTAGGTCTGATTCCATTGAGAGTTGGTACCAGAATAGGTGGTTATTCTTCAACTGTATATTCTGCAGGGGCAG